TAGCACCACCGGCGGCACTGACTGCGCCTGAGAAGCCGGCGGGGAAGTAGATAACTAGCGCGCCGCCCGGATAGGCGGCTACCGCAGCCGGCGGTTCCGGCTTTCGTGCCCGGCGTGCCGGGAGGAGACGTAATGAGCGCCACCATAGAAACCCCACGCGGTCTCGACAGCCTTACACCGGACGAACAACGGCTGATGGAATCTATGCGGGAAGACGCGCCCGCGCCGGACGAACCGGCCGCTCCCGAGCCTGTGGCTCCTGTCGCCGCGCCAGCAGCCGAGACCACAGAAGACTTCGAGATCGACCTTCCCGAAGCCGCTCCAGCCGCTCCTGAGCCTCGCCAGACGACTGTGCCGCAGCAGGCGCTGCATGAAGAGCGTCTGAAGCGCAGGGCTGCCGAGAAGCTCATAGCGGAGAAGGAGGCATTGTTAGCGGCGGCTGCGACCGCGCAGGAGAAGGACAAGGCTGTTCTGCAGGCCCGTCTCGACATGTTGGCCGCTGCCATGCAGGTCCCGCCTCCTGCCCCGACGGCTGCACCGCCGATCGTTGAGGAGCCGCTCCCCGACGAAAACACCGATCCGGTGGGCTACTTCAAGGCGCTCACGAGCAAGCTGCAGAAGACTGTCGAGACCCAGGGCGCGATGCTCACAGGGTTCACCGAACAGCAGCGCCAGGCACAGGCCGCGACGGAACTTCGCAACTGGGGCGTCGCGCAGGAGCAGGCATTCGAGGCTAGTGAGCCGGCCTATCGTGAAGCTATGACGTGGTTGCAGAAAAGCCGGCATGAGGAACTGACTGCGATCGGCATCATCGATCCTGCTGAACGGCAAAGAATCATCAACGGCGATGTAACCTCGATCGCCGTCACCGCCAAGAATGCAGGGGCAAACTTTGCCGAGCGATTGTTAAGGCAGCGCAGACGCGGGGATGGCAGAAGAAAGTGGCTGCCGCGCCTATAGAACCCGCGGTTATCCCGCCATTGGAAGCTGCGACGCCCGCGGTCGATCCCGATGCCCGTGCTGCGCGCATCGCCGCTGGCCGGGAGAACTCCACCACCATCGGCTCGCTCGGGTCGGCGCCTCCCGCGCGGTTGTCGGTGGAGAAGATCGCCAACATGAGCGAGGCGGATTTTGCCAAGTTCATCCAGCGGTTCGAGGGTAATCCGAATGCGCTTCGCGATTTGATGGGGCATTGACATGGCACGCACCCACGCAGCCGGCACTATGCGCCCCGAATACAGCGATGGTGGCGTCGTCCTTGGCAAGGGTGGTGAACCGATCCCGACGACGCCGACGCGCGGGGTCGAGACACTGACGCCTCACATCCAGCACATGGACAATGGGGAGATTGTCGCGCCGCCGCAGCCGGAGCCGGCGACGGTGATTGAGTATGAATATGTCTGCGATCGCACGACCTGGCAGCGGAACATGGACGGGTTCCAGGCTTTGCATCTGCTGTCGGTGATGTTGGGACCGCTGTCGGCGGTGTTGTCGCAGGGGGAGTTGATGAAGTTGCCGGCTGACGTGCGCTGGCATTTTCGTCGGCAGCCAAAAACGGATGAAGGGTCGGAGTAATGGACCGTCAGCTAAAGCGGGCGGTTTCTCGCGGAGGAAACTCATGAAAACACCCGCCTGCACAACCTGCACGCTTCTATCCCGCATGCCCCGTCACAACGGCCGCTTCACCTTTGTCTGCCGCCATTCCGGGGTCATTGCCCACGCTGAGCGCGCAAACCCTAACGGGTGTGGTCCTATAGGCGCACACTGGACGAACAAGCCCGTGTCCGTTTCGCCGGCCGTTAAAGCTGCGGAAGCTGCCCTGGCTGCCGCGCAGGCTGCGCTCGCCGCCGCCGTCGCAGAGCGATCACCAGCGGCGCCAGGAATATCGCCGACCACGTCACATATACCGCCGGGTCCGGCGCAAACGGGATCGCTAGCACGGTAAGCGCGGCTGGAGTGGCCCATAGGATCAGCAGGGGCCATTTCAGGCGTTGCCACGAGGTGGGTGCGGCCACGCTCAGCACCACGGCGCCAAGCAACCACGGATGCCTCACGGCCGTTGCACCGTCGATATCGCATGATCGTTCGCGGTAATCACCAACGGCGGAAACGCAACAAACGCTCGGATCCTACCCGTCGCGATCGCTGCGTTGATCGTGCGGTCGATTCCATTGTTTGGGAGGGTCTGGAAACTTGGATACGATATGGGCGCAGTTGGCGCGGGTACGCACAAAGGCCGAAGTGCTGCAACTCCGGTTGGCGATAGTGCGTAGCTCACAGTCCCATGAAACCGATGCAATGGATACGGTCGTGGCCGAACATCCGCAGCCTGAAAGTCCGTGATCTTCGTCCGCAGCGTGTCCTGGTCGAACGCCACGATCGCCGGTGTGCCTGGCAACAGTTCCGCCATGAGCGCGCCGTCTACGTTCCAACCCCACAGGCAGATGTGCCAGTCGTAGGGAAGCGATGCGAGGACGTAGTTCGATAGTTCGTCGAAGTGGTGGTGAATGACTGCATCGTCCTCGAAGATTGTCTCTGCCTCGCTCCTCTCTGCGACCCGATCCCAGAAGGCTAGATGTGAGAGAAAGCAACCCGTGGCGCCTGGGGTGAAGTTTAGGGACGGGGGAATGAAGTCCACATAGCTGACCTCGCGGCCGTCGATTGCTGGCTGGTGGTCGGCGTGGACGTGTGGGTTCGTCGCACGGAAGGCGGCGAGACGTTCTGGGGTGCGGAGGAGGGAGAGGAATCTCATTTCGACCCCGCGCGCGCGTATCCTCGAAGGAATGCGGCCCGCGCGCGGGGTTCGCGCCTTGTGGGCGCACGCCGTCGTGTTCTGGCTGCCGACGGCGATGGGGTCATGTCCAAAACAACCGTGCTGCAGGCGCAGTCGTCAACGGCCGCGCTCGGTTACATGTGCGACACAACGACTCCGAACTAAATCTTTCACGCATATTCTCAGCGCGGAGCTTCGCCATTTCAACGCCGGAAAACAACTCGTAATATTCCTGTTCGAGTAGGTTGCCGAGCTTGTGCTTCGTCTCGTAGGACATACAGCATAGCACAACGTCGCCATTGGGGAGGACGACGTTCTGATCGTAGAGCGGTGTAAATGAGCACATGACCGCAGTTTCGTGGTGAGGCGGCGTCTCGATGTTCTGTCCGGCTGGCGGCGCGCCTAATGTCCCGGCTCGCGTGTGTCCAGTCCAGTGGTTCAGGTGGATGCCGACGTGGGCCAGATCGGGGTGAATGCGGCCGTTCGGGCTCATCGTCATGACCTCTAGCGGTATCATAGTCCGGAGCGCGATGAACCGTCGCAGATTGGCTTCATACTCAACTGAATATTTCCAGCCGCGCATTTGATCGTCTGCATCTGGTAGGTGAACGCAACAGACTTCGACTTGCCAACGGTGGTGCTGTAGCAACGCAGCCACCGCTTCCCCATCGTCCATGCCGGCCAACGTCGTATAAATGGCGACATTGTATCCTTCACGGAGAGCGATGGAGAGCATCTCGGTGCAGTTGGGATTCTGCCACGGTTCAGCCATTCCCGAGAAGTCAACACGGACATGGCTCGGCAGTTTTGCCAGGATGGTACGAAAGGTTTCCAGCGACATGACTTTGTCGTCGTTGCCATATGCGGCCTTGAGTTGTGGCTGCGGGCAACAGCGGCACATCATGCCGCATCCGATGACGGTGGTGAATTCCAGGGAGGGCATTAGTGGAGCGCTTCTTCTATCTGAGCGGATGCATCCTGCCGTGCAAGCATTTCCTCGATTGCCTCTCGAATGACAGTCGCACGTTCCATTGGTTTGCCGGTCTCCTTGCGACGCGCTACACAATAGGCGTCTAGCTTAGCAAGTTGTGTCGATGGCATCGTCAATGATACGCGACACTCGGACACCTTTGGATAGTTGCGTGTCATGAGGGGTGCCGCGCCCCCTTTGCCGCTTGGCTACCTCCAGGTGGCATGAAGCGCACACTGTCTGCTGTTCGTTTGTACATCTTTGACCCCAAGGACACCTACTGCGCTATGGACACAATACACGGTAATGATTTTGTGGACAAGTATATTGCATTGATTATTTTAGCGGCGCTAACGTCCTCCTGCGCTTTTGAGCGCTTCGCGACGTGAGGCGGACTTCTCACGCTACTGCTGAGACGAGCAGTCCTTTCGTCTCTACGTTTCGCCCTGCGCATCGGGCGGCCAGTGTCTCAGGCTGTTGAGACTTCTGCCCGCAACCGACTAGCGCAGGAGTAAAATCCTTGGCAACGACGAATTATGGCACGAACAATCCTTTAGCCGTCAAGCTTTGGAGCAAGATGCTCTCAGTGGAAGCGCTCAAGGCCACTTGGATTTATCGCTTTATAGCTGACGGTACGAACGCGATGATCCAGGTCAAGGATGAGACCTCGAAGTCCGCGGGAGACCAAATCACGTACGGATTGCGCATGCAGCTAACTGGTAACGGCGTCCTAGGCGATGGCACGCTAGAGGGCAACGAAGAAGCCCTTACCACCTACAGCGATGCCCTCATCATCAATCAGCTACGTCATGCCGTTCGCAGCCAGGGCCGCATGTCGCAGCAGCGCGTTCCCTTCAGTGTCCGCGACGAGGCGCTTTCCGGCCTTCGCGACTGGTGGGCCGATCGCCTCGACTACGCCGGGTTCAATCAGCTTTGTGGCAACCTTGGCCCTAGCACGATCAACCTGACCGCGTCGGACATCCGCTGGACTGGTCTGCAGGCGACCATCGCGCCCGACACCGCACACTACACCAACGCGCAGGGCGGCGCGAATGACACCACGATCACCAGCGCCAACACCTTCAACCTGACCATGATCGACGTAGCCGTGGAGAAGGCGAAGACGCTGGTTCCCGCGATCCGCCCCGTCGGCGTCAAGGGCAAGAAGTATTACGTTGCGTGGCTGCATCCCTACAGCGTCACCGACCTGCGCACCTCGACCGCGACGGGCCAGTGGCTGGACATCCAGAAGGCGGCCATGACGGGCGGCCTGGTGGACGACAACCCGATCTTCGACGGCAGCCTCGGCGTCTATAACGGCGTCATCCTGCACGAGGATTACCGCGTCTCGCAGGGCTACAACCCGACGGGCAACGTGGCGATTACGACGGTCCGACGCAACGTGTTCTGCGGCGCGCAGGCCGGGATGATCGGGTTTGGTCGCGATAACGCGATCAATAAGTTCACGTGGGTCGAGGAACTGTTCGACTACGAGAACCAGCTTGGCGTGTCGGCTGGGCTGATCTTCGGGTTGAAGAAGACGGTGTTCAATTCCGCCGACTTCGCAACGATTGTCATGGCTGCCTACGCGGCGGCGCACACCACCTAAGAGGAGTTCGCCAACATGGCAACGTGGCAAGGCGTAAACATCAATACCGGGACGACCGAGCTCCCCAAATACAATTCCGAAGGGGTGTTCGAGGAGATCTATATCGCGGCTGTCGGCACCACGCTGGCGTCGGCGGATGTGATCATCGGTCCCATCGTGCAGGCTGGCCTGTTCATCACCAGCGTGAAAGCGGCGGTGGATAAGCTGGATAGCGCCGGCTCCGGCGCGCTGACGTTCGAGGTGGGCTACATCAATGCGGGCACCACCACCGCGGCAGCGTTCATCGCGACCGGCAATACGACCGGCCAGGCGGGCGGCATCGCGTCGGCGAACGTGCCGGCGTCCTACGGCCAGACCTTCACGAATAATGTGACGATCGTGGCCACCATCACCAACACGGCCGGGACCGCCGTTGCCGGTAACTTCCGGCTCGGTGTTGCCTCGACTGCGACGCCGTAAGGAGTACGACATGGCAAAGCCAGCACGTTTCAAGGTCGGCAGCAGCGGCTCCGGCAAGCATACCGAGGTGGTCGGAACCGGCGAAGGCATGGGTGGTCCCGCGTCGAGGCCGTCCGAGATGGGGCCGCGGATTGGCGCCGGTGTACTCGGCCGGGTGCGGCCGGAGTATGACCGCGAGGCAGAGCGCGAGGGCGGTGGGCGCCCTCGTATGCCGAAGAAAATGCCGACTTATAGTGAGGAGTAGTGGCCCGTGTCGCTGGCGCTTGCTATGCGCCAGTTGCTTTGGCGCGACGAGGCTGATCGGGCGCTCCTAGCGGAAGAAATTTCGCGGCGGGTAGCGGCCGAGGCTCTGCGGGAGACTGTGGTCGTGGAGGATGTCAATGCCGATTGTTGACATTACCTACGAACGCGATCCGGCCAGCGGGCAGATTCTCTTCGACGCCAACGGTTATCCTCTCTACGGAGCGAATACGGGCGCCAACACTTACGCGCAACTTCAGGCGCGCATCGCGAACGAGGTGCTCGGTTCGCCGACGACAACCGACATTCAGAACGCGATCAGCGACGCGATCCTGGAATACGAGCGCGAGAGTTTCGACTTCAACCAGATGCGCTATTTCGGGGATGTGACGGGATCGGGCAGCGATCTGGCGACGGTGCAGGGAAAGGAGTTTTACAGCAACCAGGACCTGCCGGTGCTGGTGAACTACCCGCATATCAGCAGCATCGTTGTCCTAGCATTTAACAATCGGTATCCGTTGGTTTCCCGTAGCATTTCCTGGATAGACGACCAATCAATTTCGACGACATGGCAGGGATTACCTTCTGATTGGTGCTGGCAGGCTGGCTCCATCCGGATTTACCCGGTTCCTGACGCGGTGTATCCGCTCATCATCAACGCGACGATGCGGTTTGCGCCGCTGGTCAATCCGGCGGACTACTCGGTTTGGACCAATCGGGCGGAGAAGCTGATCCGCATCGAGGCTAAGCGGCTGCTGTTCCGTGACATCATCCGCGACGCCGAGCAGGTCACGTCGATGGAAAACGAGTTGATGGGTAATCCGCAACTCGGGCGCCGTGGGATTTTGCAGATGCTACGGGGCGAGGCGTTTCGACGGGGGCAGGGGTCGGGGAAGATCCGGCCTTCTCGGGGATATTTCTAGTGTCCCAAGAAATTCTCCCCATGGCGGAATTTTGTCCCGACTTACCGGACCTTGCGGAAGCGACCTCGATCGCCGTCAACGTGATCCCCATCACGCCGCAATCCTATGGCCCCTTCCCGTCTCTCGCGCCCTACAGCACGAATGCGATGGATGGCCAGTGCATCGGTGCGCTCAGTGTCCAGGGCGACGATCTGACGATCTACCTGTTCGCGGGCACCGCGGATAAGCTCTACGAGATGACCGCGACGACGCCGACATGGGGCGATGTGTCGGGAGGGTCGTATTCGACCGCGCAGGGCGACAATTGGGAATTCGACCTGTTCAACAATAGCATCGTTGCGACGAACTTCGGCAATCCGATGCAGTCGTTTGCGCTCGGTGTGAGCACGACGTTCGGGCCGTTGTTCACCGCGCCAGCTTGGACGGTTGCTACTGCCTACGGGACCATCGGGGAACTCGTTCTGGCGAACGGGAATCGCTACATCCTCACCCAAGCGGGGACATCTGCAGCGACTGGCACGGGGCCGTCAGGAACGGGCGCCGGCATCGTTGATGGAGCGGTCGCAGGCTCGGCGTGGATGAACTCGACGGTGTATTCCACGATCGGCGAGGAAGTCAGCGCGAACGGGAACATCTATTCGCTGGCCACGGCGGGGTTATCGGCGGCATCTGGCACTGGGCCGACCGGCGTGGGCACTGGCATTTCCGATGGCGTCACTGCAACGGCCTGGGCAACCTCGCATAGCTATCCCACGACGGGCGTGTTCGTGCAGAATGCGGGAAACATCTACATCCTGATCACGGCCGGCATGTCAGCCGGCTCGGGTGGTCCCACTGGCACCGGC